TGATGTCCATCGTTTCGTCTCCAGGCTTAAGTGTCGCGGCCCCGTGCCGCGTCATGCCACTAGTTTACCGGTATCGGTAAAGATGTCAACAGGGGATGAAAGATTTTTTGGAAACCCTGAAAACGCCGGTAGTTAGCGGACTTTCCGGCGGCTGGCGGCCTTTTTCGGCTTTGCCTCGGCCTTTTTCTCAGCCTTGCGGACGTTGGAGTGCGGGGCAAGTTCTTTCCGCAAGGCATGGCAGCCCTCGACGCTGACCATCCACGCTCGCTCGTTGGCCTTAAAGCCTGCCAATCGCCCCTCGCGGAGCCGTAGGCGGATAAGCCCATCAGTGCAGCCGACAATCCCTACGGCCTCCTCGACGCTGCACCACTTCCCGTCAGGTGTCATTGCAACCATGCTCCAACTCTACCGCAGCCGGTAGACGTGTCAAACCGCCCAATCGTTGCCACCGCTACGGCTGTCGCCGTATAGTGGTGTACGCAATCTCTAGTGGAGGCGAGGGGAGATGTACTTTTGTACAGTAGTGTACGGTAGACGGCATGGATGCCATGAGAGGAGACAGCCACCATGCCGATGCCGATGCGAGAACTACTCGAGCGATACGCCCTGTTACGCGGTCTGAAAGGCAAGACGGTCAAGCTCTACGAAATGCTCCTAGACCGCCTACAAGCGTTCCTAGGACACGAGCCGACTGCGGCCGACCTCGATGACCTAGTCATCAGCCGCTACCTCCGGTGGCGAGCAGAGACGCCTGGCTGGCGTGGTCGGCTGCCCAGTGCGGCCAGCGTCCGCAAGGACCGCGTGATGCTGGCCGCGATCTGGACCTACGCGGCCCGCAAGAAGATCGCCGCCGAGTTTCCCGAGCTCCCAAAGGTCAAGGTTCCCAAGCGCCTGCCTACCGGCCGCGCCTACACAGCAGAAGACGTGTCCAGACTGATACGTGCCGCTCGGCATCGCAGGGGGCTAGTAGGCGGCCTGCCGTCCGCCTGGTGGTGGCAGACCATCCTCTACGCCATCTACTGCACTGGCGAGCGTCTTGAGGCCACCATGTCGCTCAGGTGGGCCGACGTGGATCTAGAGCGGTGTCGGGTCGTTTTTCGAGGCGAGCACCGCAAGGGCGGCACCAGAGACATTGAGCGGCAGATTACGCCGCAGCTGGCCGCCATGATGGCCCTGCACCGCCGCAGCCCTGATGACCTAGTTTGGCCTTGGGATCGACGCAGCCGCTGCCAGTGGGCTTCTCTCAGGATCCTGTGCCGGATAGCCGGCGTGCAGTACCGAGGATTCCACGGCCTGCGTCGGACGGCCGCGAGTTACGCCGCCCTAGCCGGCGGAACGGCGGCAGCCACGCAGCTGCTCGACCATTCGGACCCTAATCTCCAAAAAGTTTACGTGGACCCGCTCATTTGCCCTACGGACTCCAGCAGCATCGCCGGACTGCCACCGCTAGACCTTGGCGATCACGGGCCAGGCAAGCCTCGCTGAGCCGAGCAAGCGGGGAGGCGACGGCGAAAGGAGGAAACCGCCGCCTGCGACCCGCCGCCCGGCTCACGGATACCACGGCCCGACAAAGTGCCGATGCTCCTCGGCTCGTGCCTGCTCAACCGCCGCCTGGTGCTTGAGCCGACTGACCTCAGCGAGCAGCCGCAGCGCGTCGGCCGCGAGCGTGCCCGAGGTGCCGGTGAACGCGCCAGAGAAACGCCTAGCACGCATTTCGCACTCGAGCAAGTAGGCGTCGGTGAGCGGCTCAGCCATCCTTGCCCTCATCGAACAGCACAATCGCCAGCAGCGAGTACGCCGCCAAGTCCATCAGCGTGTCGCGGACCCCCTCGTGAACAAGCCGACCCGTCTGGCAGTACGTCCGCAGTCTCTGGATTTTGTCGGCAATCCGAACCATGCAGCCACGCCAAGGCTCAATGCCGACGAACTCGGCACCCTGACGGATGTTGGCCAGCGGGTCAGATTGGCTGCCGTAGTCCTGGCTCTTGCTGAGGTGCAGCGTGCGGAGCTCCTCGAGCAGCTCCAAGAACGGCAGCGATCCTGGGCGGTCTGGCGCAAACCGTTCGAGCACCTCGGCGGCACTTGGGCCGCGATACGAAACCTCTGCCGCCGCAACTTCCGGCATAGGTTCCGTAACGTCGTACCACTCTTCGTGCGGCTTGCCTGCGGCCTGGGCCTCGCGTCGCATCACGACGGCCTGCCGCAGCATCTGGTTGCGTTCTTCGATGGTCATGCTCATGGTGCCCTTTCCACTTTCTGGAATCTGGAAAGCCGCAGTGTGCTGCGTGCGTCAAGCAGTCCGCACCGTTCCGTCAGACATGACTCGGAAGTTATGCACGTCGAACGCACCGTCCTTGTGAATGGTGGCTATCGCAAACCCGTGATTCCATCGGTTGATGATGGCGTACTCGGGCCGCAAATCGCACAGGCAGCCGGTGCTCCAGCACGCCGTTTCGTGGTGCCACATATCGGATTCGGCGTGGTTGCTGGTGCGGTGCGAATGACCGACGAGCACCGTGGACAGCGTCCGCAGGAACGCGCCTCGAGCGACGTTGACCGGCGCGGCCATGCCCCTAGGGAGCTCGTGCCCGTGAAGCACCGGCAGTTTGCCGAGCATCACCGGCCGCTGGTCGTCCACCAGGGCCACGCCATGCTTGTCTAGGTCAAGCCACGCACACAGCGACATACGCGGGTCGTCGCTGATCTCGGCAGCGTGCTGCCAGAGCCAGTGCGTCCACCGGTCCTCGTGATTGCCGGTCTTGTAGACGATGGGGATCTCTGGAAACTCTTGCCGCAGGTAGGCAACAAACGTTCGCACCGCCTCAAGCTCGCTTTTGAAGTCCCGTTGCGTCGGATCCTTCATGTAGCGACTGATCGCGTAGAAGTCGGCGATGTCGCCGTTCAGTAGCAACGCCGACAGGTTCTGCTGCTTCAGGTAGCCAACGGCAGCCGCAACCGCGATATCGCTGTGGTACGGCACATGCACGTCGGACAGGATGCCGACAGGGCCGAGCACATCCAGCACGTAAGGCGTCCACTCGCGAGCCACGCTTTTGGGCATGGCGTATTCAACACCGGCTTGGCGTGGGGCTCGAGGTGCGACTGGCTTCGTGCTTTTCCGGTGCGCGTTTCCCATCGTGCCGAACTGCTTGCGAATCCTGCAGCGAGCCTGTTCCAGCGTAATGGCACCGTTTGCGTCTTTGACTAGCCGCCTAGCTAGCGTGCGTGCGGGCGCGTTTGGGTGAGCCCGGCACAGCTTGCGAGCCATCTGCGTAATCGGGTCAGCCGGCATTCTGTACCTCCCTGTATCCGAGATTCCAGCACGTTCGTGCAATCACCTTGGCCGCCTCGGTCACGGCCTCCTCGCTTATGTTCGGGCCGAGGCTCGCGTGGATGAGTTCGTGGACAATCGTCTCAAAACGACAACGCCCACGGAGCTTCTCGTCAATCAGGATCCGGGGACGCTTGCTGTTCTCAAAAAACGTCCAGCCGGCCGCGTCACCTTTAAGCGTCGTGAAACGCAGCAGCCACCGCTTGCCGTCGATTGTGACGTGGTGATCCTCTGGCAAGTCGCACTCCCTTCAACGGGAGTGTGCCACCCGTGTCAACCAATGCCGATCTTTTTCCCGAGGACGTTAAGCGCCTCCTGTCGCTTTGCACATCCGCAGTCGCTGATTCCAACAGCAGACGCGACCGACTGCACGCGGTCTTTTGTGATTCCAAAAAAAGCCAGACCGTTCGCCACGAAATCTCCGAGCCCGAGAGCCGGCCTGTATCCGGGGCGAGGATTTCGAGGATATGACGCATGATCTACGTCAACTTCGTACCAGCCACCTCCAAGATCCTTGACGAGACATGGGCGGATCTCATCGGCGGCGTATCCTCGCTGGTGAGCCCGCACGAGAACGTCAGACAGGCGAAGTCTCATGGTGCGAATGACACAGTCACGACAGGGACAGCGTTTGCAGGGTCAGGCATCCTCGCATTGATTTGCGCCTGCGTTGACGAATCAGGGAAGAAACATGAGTACCAGTCGTAATCCAGGCTCATGCTTTCAGGACTACCGGAACAGTCTGATGTGACGTATTTGTACACCTTCGTTGTGTAGCATCCGGGACCAGACACGGTGAGTTCAATGCTTACCTGTATGGATTTCTTTCCGCACCAACCAGTTGCTATCGCGCCGATAGACATTGCCTTTGAGTTCCACTCATACAACGCTCCATCAAACGTAAAGTTCTCTACTGGGTCAATGTTTCCGTATACCGTTTCAGCAAGAAAATCAGTAATCATTCGCCACACGCCCGTACGAAATGGAATTCCACCCTGCCCGCGTTCTTGAAATCCAAGATTTGTGTATGTCAGGCCATACCACTCAACCGTGAAAGTTAAGCCGGACAAGTCCACGTATTCCTCGCTATGGAACGCAGTTCCATCGCATCCAGACTCGTATGGATACTCGTCGTATGGCTCGCCGTTAGAGTTCGTTGGAATGCCGTTGTTTTTCTTACGAACGTAGCCGCTATCTTGGCAACAGCAGTTCGGCTCTGCACAGCAAGGGCATACCATTACGGCACCCTGATTCGCAGGTACGTCACCGTGGACTGCGATGAAACGAAAGCCGCAGTGGCAGTTGATGTAATGACGCTAGCAGTAGCAGTGGAAAACGTGACTGCCGACACAACAACGGCTGTGGCGACAGTCTTAGTGACGCCAACGGTGATTAAACAGTTTGATGTGTTGAGCGACGCAGTAGCCGAAACATCCGACACGTAGTTAACTGCTGCCGTTTGCGCCCCCACTGCTTTCAGCAGCGTCACGTTTGCAGAACTGGCCAGATATGTTTTCTGAGCCGTTTGCGTTACCACGGTGGCAGTTCGAGACTCAAGTCGTGGAACGATCAAATACCACGTACCTGCATCCAGCCCGACAAGACAATCTTCGGATGTGTAGGATGTGCTCGTGATAGGCCAAGACAAGTTTTGAGCGTAGGCCGTCGCCGTCGGCGAGTTTTTAAACGTGACAGTGTTTACGCTTCCAATCGGCCACGCTCCAGCAAACGTGGCAGCGCGTACTTGTCTCGACCTCGCCCTGCGTCCTTCAAAAAAAGCCTCAAAACTCAGCGGCGCTGAAGATGGCCGTGCCGTTTCATAATCACGCACAACGTGAGCAATTCGCTCCGAGCTTTCTCGAGTGAATTGAACAGCGTCAAATGGTTGATCTTGTCTTGCCATCTTTAGGACGGCGGAATGCCAAAGAGAACAGTGAAATTTGCTTCAGGATTGACTCGCCTTTGAAGTATGGCAGGCTGGCCAAACGATTGCTGGCCGCTTCCGTTAAGTGCGATTGGGTTGGCTGAAGCGACCCACTCACCATTCTGAAAATCGTAAACCATGCCGCGACGTTTTTCAGTTCCGTTGAGAAAGTTCCAACCTACATCTGGCAACTGCAGAATCCAACTTGTCTGCCGAAACAGTAAGCTGAACGTGGCTGCCCAATAGTTGTACTCCACTCCACGCCACAGCTCCTTTGTGAACGTAGCGCTGACGCCGGCAACTTTCCAGCAATGCGTATTTCCGTAACCCCACCAATCGCTGTTGTTAACCGAATTCATTGAGTTTGCCTGCGCTGCAGGGAAACTGTCGTAGTTGAACTTGAGCGTGGCTTTTGCTAATGCCTCATCAGTCGTGAGCCCAGTAAAAAAATCGTACGCAGAGTTTGTCAACGGAAACTTGGTGTCATTTCCTGCGCCGGAGTAATAGAACAACGCCGGCAACTCGCCTTGACTTGTTTCCATAGTCCATTCGCCAGCCCTTTGCAATGGAGACAGCAAATCGTTGTCCGAAAGAGGCCCGTATTCGGCAACGACTTCAATGTGGTACGGGCTGTCGCCGTATCGCTCATTAATAGAGATTTTCTTGAACCTTGCTAGCGGCGCACTAGGGTGCCCTGCGCCCCATTGGGTTAGGCCGCATGCCGTAGCAATGGCACTTGTTGAATCTGTCGGATTGCCTTGCAGCGTGTCATTGGAAAGCGTGCAGACAAATCGCCTAATACAACTAAAAGTACCAGGGTTTTCTTCTTCGTAGTTTCGTGCGAGCTCAGTGACAGATGTAATGGCCATAATGTTACCGTGCGCCAACAATCGATACGGGCCTGCTGAAATAATTGTCGGCGGCCCTGCGGATGTTGTTGTTGATATCACGAAGCTGCTGCGTTTGCAGACGCTGCTGTATCAGTTGCAAGTCTTGTGATCTCGTTGCAAGATCGACAACTAGGGCAGCGCCCTCCTGCGTTCTGACATCAGTGCCCTGTATCATTTGCGGGCCAAGCGTGTTCAGCTGCCGCAATCGTTGTGCTTGGCGGTTTGCCTCTGCTTCGGCTGCCTTGCGTTGTTCCTCAATAAGTTTTTGTTGCCGAGCGTTTTCCTCCTTCTGCATCCGCTGCTGCTCATCCGCTGCTGCCTGCGCTGCGGCCACTTGTTGTTCGGCGTATTTGTCTTGAACTGCTAGTGCGTTTTGTTGAGCAGCCTCGGCCATTGCCTGCTCTTGCTTAGACGCCTCTTCGCGGCGGCGATTTTCTTCTTCGATGTTGCGGAGTTCGTTGTTAAACAACTCCTGCTGTCTAGCAACTTCACGATCAAATGCTTCAGAGTTTAAGATTCCGTCGCGCGCCTGCTCCTGAGCAGCAGCGATCCCCTGCTGCAGCCGCAGTGCGGCGTCAAAGCCGGCCTGGCCAAACTCTTGAGACTTGGCAACCAGGCCGTCAATGTTGTTGTTGACCGCGTCGAATGCTGCCTGAAAGCCTTGGCCGAAGCCTTGCTCAAGTGCCTGCTGCTGGTCCTCCAGGCGGGCTTGCAGTTGGTCGAGCTCGCCTTGCCGAGCGGCAGCGGCGTCAGCCTCGGCGACGTTGTTGGCCTCTCGTGCTGCGGCCAGTTGCTCCGACACACGGGCCTGCTCCCGCTGGACCACCAGCAAGTCCTGCTCGATGCGGGCGGCCTCGTCGTTAGTCTGCAGTAGCTGGTCGAGACGCTTCTTGTCGGCGTCGGCCTGAGCCTGTGCAGCGTCAGCAGCCTCCTGCCGCAGTTGCCTCTCCTTTGTCAGCTCGCCGTTCAGTCGCTCCATGAAGTTGTTCATGATCTCGATCTGGTCGGCAGTCAGTTCGCCTTCCGCCGCCATCTGCGAGAACGTCGCCAGCGTGGCCTGCGACTGCTCAAGGAATGCCGACGTGCCGCCCTCGGCTGTCGATAGGAACTGGTCGAGGTCCGCAGTTGCGGCAGCCAGGTTAGCCTGCACCTGAACTTCTGGGAGCCGTGCGTTATCGATCTCCGACCGCAGCCCACGGATAAACCGCTGGCCTGCACCAACGCCAGCCGCCGTGGCGTCACCTTGACCTCCGGTAAAAATGCTGTTGAAAGTGTTTGCGGCATTTGCTGCCGCGGCTTTCATCTCCTGGGCATTTTTGCGGGCAGACTCTTCTGACGCTGCCACCAGCCCGGACCCAAACGCTTCTAGGTCATCGCTCAAATACCCGCCGATGTTTTCAATGATCTTGCCAAAGCCAATCAAAAGCGTGTCTATGCCGATCTGGATGGCGTTAAAGGCAGCCCGAATACCTTCTGCACCTGTTAACAGCACCTTCGACGCCACGTCGAAAACGTCTGCCGTGTACGTCAGCGTTTCCCCGAGCGATCCAAAGTTTTCTACAAACGTGTCGAAGATGCCTGCGAAATATTCTGCTCCTTCCAGCAGCACGTCTGTGATGGCGTTGGCAATGCCGGTGCCGCCGGTGCCTTGTGATCCGCTCCATTCCTCAACGAATCGCAAGAACTCGTTAGTGACGGCCGTGACCGCTGGCGCGAGATTGCCGATCACCTGGCCCACGATGCCGTTAATGGTTGCGGCCACTAAGTCAAAAGCGTCGTTCATGTCGGCGACGTTGTTGACCTGCGTCTCACTGATGATGATGCCGAGCCGCTCGGCACGGGCCCGTAGTTCCTCAATGCTGGCCGCACCTTCACGAAAGAGCGGAGCCAGTGCCGCACCCTGCTTGCCGAAGATGGCGACGGCGGCGGCAGCACGGTCTGCGGCCGTCGGCAGCTGCGAAATAGCCTGCCCAATCTCTGAAAACTGCTGCTCGGGCGACAACGCCCGCAGTTCCTGCAGCGACAGGTTGATTTCTTTCAAAGCCTTGTCGAGTGCATCACCAGGCGTGGCCTTGCCGATGCTCACGGCCAGCTTCTGCACGGCATTGCCGAACGCCTCGGTATCCACGCCAGCCAACTTGGCTGCGAGCGAGTAGCCCTGCAGTGCCTCGACGCCTATGCCGGTTCGAGCCGACAGGTCGTTCAGCGAGTCGATACCAGAGTTGACAGACGTGACCAGCGAACTAATGCGAGTAGCAACATCTCGGAATGCGTTGCCGATAGCTTGAATACCGCCGACGATAATGCGGCCGACTTCAATGCCGGCGAGAAGCCGGGTGTTGTCTGCTAATGACTTGATTTCTTTGTCGGTTTTGTCTGCGGCCTTGCCCACTCTGTCCAAGTCAGTGCGAGCTTTTTGGGCTGCTCTGTTGTACGTCTCTTGCGAGATGCGGCCAGCACGCAACTGCTCATCAAGCTCGTCCATTGTCTCCCGATATCGTTCAGTCGGGGAAATGTTTGCGCGAGTGATTTCGGCTGCACGCTTGAACGCAGCGGCCTCCTTGTCGATTTCCTCGCGAAGGTCTGCAAACTTCTTGGCAAACTCGCGAGGATCGAGGCCGCCCTCTAGCTGCTGCTGCAGTTTCTTAAACTCAGCGTTGAAGCGAGTCTGCGCAGCAGCACCAGCTTCGCTTTCCTTTGCAAACTGGTTAAAGACGGCAGTGGCCTTCTCGGCCTGCTCCCCAAGGTTCTCCAGCGCCCTCTCTGCTGGCGTAAGATTCTTGGCGACGCCAGATGCGTCGGCAGAAATCTTCATTGCCAGTGAAAGGATGTTGGCCATGGCTACTCAAACATGGCACCAAGCTTGGCTAGCTCGCGAGCCATTTCGTCAGATGTTTGCGGTGGTTTTTCTATCGGCACGAAATCGGACGCCTTTGGTGCCTTGCCTCTTTCGCTGTACGGCGCGAGCACGGCACTGGTGAGCAAGCCCGTCTGCTGCCACGGATCCGGCAGGGCGTGGTAGTAGCGGGTGAACGCCACCCACTCACTTAGCTCCTGCGAATCCATGCGGCGAGACAACTCACGCACTGTCATGCCAAGGTGCCCGGCGAGGCGGAACAGAAACCTCCGCATCGGCCGGGTCTTTAGTTTTTTGCTAGCTCCTCCACGTCGCTTTCGGTCATGTTGTTGTGCTTCATCGCTCGGTCAAACAACTTCGTCACAACGGCCGACGACTTTTTTGCAAGCCGCTTAATGCCCTCCTCGTCGAAGAGCCTGTCGCCGCTCTCGGGATGGCACAAGCAGCGAGCGAGGTACTTGGTACGGAAGTTCTCAATGCCACGCTCCTTGTTGCCGATCCACTCCTGCTCGTAGGAGTCACGCTCCTCGACGGTCATGACGCGGATGCCGAGCACCAGCGGCTTGCCGTCCTTGTCCTTCCATTCCTTGACAGTGACCTTGAGAACCGACAGGTCGTCGGAGGCGAGGATCTGGGCTGCGAGCTCTTCGACTGACAGAGGCATAATCTACTCCTAGGGCTGAACGCGAAGCGTGACGCCGTAGCGGGCCACGTCATTGACTTTGCCTTCCAGCGTCAACTTCTCGAGCACCGCCGTGGCTCTGTAGGCAAGCCCGCCACCTGCGAGGGTGAACAGCGACCGCACGCCGTAGTTGGCAGTCGAGATGTTGGCCGTGTGAAGGCACGACATCTCTATAGTGCCTAAGTCAAGCGTCCATGTGCTGTCACGCGCGAGAGGCATCGCGTTGCCATGCGTGACTTTTATTAAAGCGACCTCGCCAAAGGCTACGCCGCCCCACGTCGCCGTCACGCCCGCAGAGTAGGTAGCCATGACGGTCCTCCGTCACGGACTAGCTGCGAGCAATCCGAACCGTCACCTGGCCTCGGATAGCGTCCTGCGTCGCCAAAGTCAGCGTCGAGCTCTGCACGGTGCCGGCACGGCTGAGAAGCGAAGAGCCACCAACCGTGATGGACACTGTGCCGGTCGCACGGTCGGCAATCAGAGACTTGCCGACGTAGTCAACCTGAACGGTCTGTCCGGTATCGCCGGACACCGAGCCGGCCAGCGGCAGATCAAGTGTCTTCGCAGTCTCGCCGGCGGTCTGGCCGAGGTGGGCCACGTTGATCTTGTCTTCCTCGGCAGTCGGGTCGGTCGCCGACACCACGATGTTGGTGACGGTGAAAGCGGTCCCGCCAAAAGAAAAAACTGTGCCGGCACCATCATGCGGGGTTTCAAACGGCATCGCTTATATCTCCTGCCAGAGGACTGAATACTGCTGGTTGACGGTCAGAATCGGCGGAAGGTCGCCACCCGCGAGTTGCACCACGCCGTCAGACTCTGTATCTAACGACACGTTGCGAACGCTCACATAGTTTGCCACTGTGGTGCCGTAGCCATCCAGAACCGAGCGGCACTTGTCGGCGATGTCGCGGGCCTCTCCGTACGTCTCTGCGTACACGTCCACGGCCACCAGGACGACGCTCATGCCCATCGGTCCGCTAAGCGTTTGCGACCGCTGGACGCCCGTGCGACGCCAGGTCACAAACGGCAGCGATGCCGAGGCCGGCGCGACCACGGGAAACACCCGCTGACCTACCACGGACGCTACGGCCGGGTCGGCCACCAAGGCATTGGCGAGCAGCTGCTCCGGGCTCTTAAGTGGCATGCCTAGCCTCCTGCCTGGATGATGGCACCGGTGATGGTGCCGGTGCTTGAGCGTGCGACCTTGGCCAGAGCGGCGTCCAGCGACAGGCTCAGTTCACGCTGCAGGATCTCGGCCATCTGGCCACGGGTTTCGTTCCATGCGGTTTGCACAGGAGACACGCCAGCACGACCGCCAGCCGGCACAGGGTCCAACCGGAGAGCTTGCCCCTTTTTGCCTTTCTTGAAAAAGGCGTATGGCTTGTCTGGAGTGCCGTCTGCATTGATTCCAAACTGACCGCGTTTGTTCCAGCTAGAGGCAATCATGGCACCCTGGCCAGATACTTCATGCTGCGAGACGTTGGCCACTACGCCAGACTTCATGCGGCGAACATGCGCCTTTCTGGTGTATGCCTTGTCGGCGATCTTCTTGATCTGCCGCTCCTTGGTCCCAAACTCAATCCACCACTGATGAAACCCTCGCTCCTTGCCGAGTCGCACGCTGCCAGGGCCAGCAATCTCTGTTCCTCGCTCTCGCTGTGATTGGCGATAGCCGATCAGCCCAACGGCACCGCCGTTCTTGGGATAGGACACAACCTTTGACGAAACAGCACGCTTGAGGTTGCCGGTCGGCCCGATCGGCGTCAGCTGCTGCAGACGCTGCTCCGCTGGTCGCACGGCCTTCTGTAACGCCGCCTTGAGTGTCGCGGCCAAACCAGCGTTATCAAACAACTTCCCGAGCGCCTCTTTCGCCGCTGCGATCTCGCCAGCGTCGATAGCCACCGTGATGAACGACATCAGACGGCCTCCTGGCAGATCAGCTCGTGCTCGGTGCGGTTGTCGTGCTCGAGGATCGACACAATTTCAAGCACGCGGCCACGCCACGACAGACGCATCTGCTGCGTCAGCCCGCTCAAATACCGCATCCGTACGCGGTGGCTGGCCTCGGTCTGCTGCTGGCCCTGCAGAAAATACTCGCGTGCCGAGATGCCTTCGACGCTGGCCCATCTTGTTGCGTACGTGCCCCATGTCTGCGTGACCTCTCCCAGCGGCGTGCGGTTTTCCGACGCCTGCTGCACAGTGACACGCTCTCGAAGCCGGCCGGCAACTATCACGAGGCACCCCACATGATGAGCGTATAGGTGCCAGTGCTGGCTCCTGCTTCAAGCGTCGGTATCGGCTCTTCATCAAACAGCTGTGTCACTGCAGTCTCGCCATCCGACGACACAACTCGAAACGAGTTGACTCCAGCGTCGTACAGGGCGCGGCGAGTTGTGCCAGACCAAGCAAAAGCAAGCTTGTATGGCGATGTAAGCTCAACAAGTGTTCCAGATGCGTTTCGGTAGTTCGCAAAGTTGATTGTTACGTCCGCAGTGCCTGCCGTCGCAGTCATGCGCACAACCTTGCCAGACGCATAGCCGGTGCTTGACTCAAGCGATAGCACCTTTAGCCGACTGCCAGACGTGTCGTGAAAAAGGGCGTCAACAGTGATGCGGCCGTCGATGCTCATGAGCCGTAGACGATTAGCGTGTACGTAGAAGTTGAGTTGGCTGCGCGAACAGTCAGGCTATTTAGCTCGTATGCGTTTCGTGTCGTCGCAATCTCTCCGTTGGAGTAAACCGAAAATGAAATCTGTTCAATTTCATCAACCCCTTGCGCGATTACGTCGGTTCCTACAAGTGCAATACGCTGCACTGAGTTGAAGACGACAAGATTTCCAAACGCATTTCGGTACGGAAAGCCCGACGAACTAGGATAGAACGTGAGGCCATCTTCATTGCATGTCCCGCTTACGACGCACACAATGCCATCCGAATACCCGTCTGCCTTGGTGAGCGAGATCACGTTGATCGCGTTGGTCCCGTCCTTGTCATGAAACAAGGCGTCAACGGTGATTCGTCCCTCGACGGTCATCGGTACGAACCCCAGCGTTGCGAGTCGAGCAGGGCTTTCACGCCGAATGGCACCTCGACGCTGCCCGCGTTGTCGGCTGCGGTACGGCGCTCATACAGCGTGCCGACGACCATCAAGATCGCGTGCCTAATGGCGGCCGGCACGCTTGATCCGCTCGCTCCGTAGCCGCCCCACCACGTCACCGTGACGGCGTTGTAGTCGTCAAGGTTTGCGGGCCACGTCCCGCTCCGCAGCTGCCGCACCACGCCGGGCGTTGAGTTGCGGTCCACACGGTAGGACGCAGTCGAAAGCGTGGCAGTTGCCTCGTTGCCGAGCGTATAGGTCACGCTGACTGCCGTGGTCGTGCCGCTCGTCGCAATCGGCGGCCGTGGCAGCTCGATCTCGTACGGGAACGAGTCAAGCCGCATTGTCCACTGGGTATTGACCAGCGACCGGTCTAGGTACTCTTCGACCCACTGGCGAGCCGCAGTGATGAGCGTGCCGATATAGGTATCGTCGTCGCTCGTATCCACACGCAGGTGAGCCTTGGCCTCCGCGACCGTAACGGGCTCAAGTGCCGGCTGCGTCGTGCGAGTCAGGCTGCGGTACTGCACGGGGACGACCTCTCTTGCGTGGCGTAGCGTCGGCCTTCTCGGCCTGGTGCTCAATGGCCGCCGTCTCGATCAGGTCGCCCTGCTTGTCCTCGACGGCGATGCCTCTACGGATCCAATCGGTCGCCATCCCGTCCGGCACGTCTGGCAGCACTTGGCCACGCCGGTAGACACGGTACGACTGCGTCATCCTGATTCTCATGATTTCCCTACGCTCCATGCAGTTTCCGGTCGCTGGCCGCCGTTGTTGGTGAACTCGGTCGTCCATTGAAACGTCGGCTTTGTCAGATCCTTGCCGGGCCACGTCACCACGTACTCGCCGTGGCCGATTACGACCCGTGGCGTGATGAATACGCGGTTCCCGCTTTCTCGCCAATTCCGCCAAAACCAGATATCAGGATCCAGCCGCCCGTCGTTCCATGATCCATCAGGACCGGGCTTGCTGTGAAACCAAGGCTTTTGGCATCGCTTTAGAGCCGCCGTGCTGATGACCGTAAGCCCGAAGTGAGCCGTATCCACTTCCTGGACGGGCTCGCCGAACCAGCCCGCAGGGACGCTTGTCTGGCCGTCTGGTGGCGGATTGTCCAGCGTGCCCTTGAGCGTGAGCATCGGCCGGCCGTCTTCACGCTTGGTCTGCATGCCGGTGATGGCATCGCACTGAAACGTCATGGCCATCGCAAACAGCGTCTCAACGTCTTCGCGCGTGAAAAAACTGTCGTAGTCGATCGTCAGCAAATACTCGGCTTTGTCGATGAATTGCTCCATCACGCGGGTATTGACCTGATCCCAGAACGCTCCAGTGCCCATCGTCGGCCGGATGCCGAGCGGCATCAGTGCTTGAGCCCACGAAAAGAAGTTTGACGTAAAGCCCAGCCGAGGCATGGAGAGAATCGCCTCGACGCGGATATCTACCTGCGTATCGCCGACACGCACCAGCATGAGCACCTCACAAAAACGAAAACGGGTGGCCCACTTGCGTAAGCCACCCGTCTAGGTTGATGAGGCTGTCAAGCGCTCAGCCGGCGGTGTTGACTTTGACGCCCTTGGTCGTGGCGTCGTACGGGCCTTCCTCGCCACGAGCCAGCCGAGCCGCCACCACGATCACGGTGTCGGTGTTCGGCGACGCCTTGACCTGGAGGTATCGCTTGTGGCCACGGCAATCCACCTCGAGCCGCGAGACAGTCATCGTGTCAGTGACGGTCTGGCCGGCATAGGCAGCCGGCTTCAGATCGCCAGAGAAGCCGGTGACGGTGGCGTACGTGCCGCCAGACGTATCCGACTCCTGCAGGGTCAGGGTCTGGGCCACGCTCGACGTGCTGGCCGCCGGGCCGAAGATCACGTCGATAGAAGCGTAGTCAAACCCGAGGGTATCAAGCGTCAGCGTGTTGGTCTGTGACGAGGTGTAGACCGCAGCCTTCCCCGACACGACCGACTTGGTGGCAGCGACAGAAATCATCTGATGGGTACTCCTAGAGGGTCAGGCTCACGAGGCAGCGGTCTTAAGGGCGATCACGGGGCCAACGGTGCTGGTGTCGCCGAGCGAGTGGAAGTTCGCCGTGGCACGAACGACGCCGGAAACCAGCGTTTGGTCGAGCTCGACGAACCGCTCCGAAGACACCCGCAGCTGGTAGCCCTGGCGGATACCAAGAGCACCGGCCATAGCGAGGTCGCCGAAGAGCACCTTGATCTTCGACACGTCCGAGCCGAGCGTGGCGTTCATCGGATGCACGAGCACCACGGGGTAGCCCATGAACGTCAGGCCGAAACCGTTGGCCACGCTCGCGTTGCCGCCCTGCGCCAGATCCAGCCGCTGCATCGCGGCGTGGTAGCCAGCCGGCGAGATGTACCAGCGGGCACCAGGCAGGCTGTACCGAGGAGCCTTCGCGAGCACCGACAGGAAGTCTTCCTTGTCGAGCGTCTCAAAGCTCACGTTTCCGCTCGCGGCCGTCACCACGCTGGCCGAGTAGGCCGAGGTGTTGATCTTCGTCGCAACGCCGTGATGGCCGCCGTAGCTCGAGGTGCCGTCGCCGATGAACGCGGCCTCGTCGAGAGCCTTGGCAACCGCCAGGCTGTGCTCGGTCGCGATCAGGTCGGCCACGCCAACGCCATCGGCGAAGAGCTCGTTGCTGACCTTGGTGGCCACGCCGAACTTCTGGGCGACGAGCTGCACCTGCGTGCCGGTCATGTCGCTGTAGGTGAACTCGGCATTCTCGCCCATCCACGCGCCCGAGACGCCGCTGACCCGCTTCGGGATCGACAGCACGTCGGACGACATCGAGAAGTTCTGCAGGGCAGTCGGGGCCACTCCGTACGTCTCGACGTTGCGGATGACGGTGCTGGACAGTTCATCCGGCACGCTGAAGCCACCGGCCGAGTTGACTCCCTCAACCATCGTGCGGGCCTCAACGCCGTGGTCGTTGCACCACCGACGAGCATCGGCGTCACCGCCGTAGGTCGCCTGCAGCCACTTGCCGACCCGGTAAGCCTCTTCGTGGGAGCGAAACGCCTTGAGCGTCCGGCTGTCGCGGACGGGCTCAACGCGGGGCTTCGCCTCGGCGCGAACCTCGGGAGCCGGGCTGCAACGCTCCGCGACGCTGCGAAGGTTCTTGGCCGACTCGGCGACCTTTGCCTCGAAGTCGATCTGGCCGGCGAGCTTCTGGGCACGCTCGGTCAGTCCCTTCAGCTCCATCTCGCGGGCGTTGGTGTCGCCGGCGTTGTCGGTGGTGTCGAGGGAGGTCAGAGCCTCGATGCGAGTCGCGACCTCAGTGGCCTCGTTGCGGAGGGTGGTGAGCCGGTCCATACGTGATGTCTCCAGGGCGTGATTGCCGTGGAGTTCACGATGCCACTACGACCGGGGTGTCTTGCAGAACCGCACTTGAGAAAGTGTTGTTTTCACAAACGCCACCGCACGAGCACCGCACCGTGGGCAACGCAGATACCGCTGCCGTTCATCGCCGCATGCACGGCTTGAGCGACACCGCAACTTCTCGCCGCAGGTGCAGCGGGCCTCAGACATTGCGGAGCCTCAGCATGGCGGCCCACGCCTGGGCGACGCCACGCATGGCCGAACGCACGGCAGGCGGGGCCGCTTGCTCACCCTGCGACGCCAGCCATGCCTCGTAGGAACGCATGGCCACGCCGGCACTCGTCTGCGGATACGCCGGCACCAGCACCGGCCCAACGTCGTAGAGGCCCGACACCTCGCGGATCTGCCGCACGGCCTTGCCGTCCTCGCCGGTGCGGAATGACTCGTTCTTCGGGTCCACCGTGAAGGCGAACGACGAGCCACGCACGTCACGCCGCTGGATGAGCTCGAGCACGTCGGCCCGGCTCACGGGCGGCGTTACCACGTACTTCAGCCCCTTATCGTCGCTGGACAACTCCAGCGTGCCGCTGGACGTGCGGCCCAGCACGATGTTGCTGTCGTGGTTGAAGAGTGCGACCACGTCGCCCTTGCCACGCTGGCGGTTCAGAATCTTGTCGAACGCACCCGGCAGGATTTCCTCTTTGAATCCGCCCAGGTCGAGGCTCAGCCGGTTGTACACGGCGGCATAGCCCACGATGGCGGCCCGGCCGTCGGCACGGCTCTCGATCACGAGCTCGTCGTCGTGCTCAAAGGCGAAGTCACGGCGTTCAATCTCCATCTGTGCTGTCCTCCTGCTCGGCCTGGTCTTCGGCGTCGTCCTCTGGGCTGTCCTCGGCTTCGACCACCACCGGCGGCTCGGCCATCGGCTCCGCTGCCGGCGGCTCCTCGCCAGCCTTGTCCAGCGTGGTCATGTTCAGTTGGATGAAGTGCTTGTCGCCCTCGGGGCCGAGCGGGTTGAGATTCTCCATCTCACGCACTTCGTTAATGCTCATCCACCCGTTCTGGATCGCCGAGACGTAGTAGGCGGAGCGGCTCGCATGGTCGCCACGCAGCAGGCCGCTGACGTTGTGCTCGGCAAAGTACGTCTCATCGTCGTCGATGAGGTCACGGG